CTAAAATCCTGTTTGAAAGAAACAGACCCGCTGATGTAAGAACTACTTGAAAACATGGAAGATTGAAAATTCGTCTCAATCATTTTGGCATTACCTAAGATGTTTAATTTATTATTTAATACTTTCCTGCTGTTCTCCCTTCATGCTATCATCATACATGTACTCTCTGGTGTTTCAATAGATTCATTTCCATCACATGCCGTAATACAAAACATAGTCCCTTTAGGGATAAATTTAAGCTCTAGATCGTCATATCCATACATAGCTGAGCTCACATGACTCTCATCATATCCAAGGGATATCAAAAACTCGTACATCTCCTTCGCAGATGGATGTTCATTCTTCCATTTTTCTACAATCCTCTTATCATAAGCCAGCTCTTTGCAATTATATACGCTCCATTCTGACCCCCATCCCGGGCTGATTAATACCCCAAGCTCATTTTTTTCATTGTAATATTTCTCCACCATGTTGTCCCATCCCTTCCTTTTCTTTACTAATATGATATCCTGTTAATAAAAACAGGAGATGTTACTATGAAAGACCAATTTATCTGTGAAATTTTACGCCATCTGCCTTCCTTTGCGGCTGACCAACTGTCAGAGATTAAGGATGCCATCCGCATTGTATTATGCAGGTATGACTTAGCGGCAAAGGAAACAGCCCTGCAGACCGTCAATAACACCAGCCTCCACTATATGTCGCTCTATCTGGATGCATTTGAGCAGGCTGGCAAGTCCAAGAACTCAGCCGGGCTTTACCGCTTCCATCTGTCCCACTTTTTATCTTACGTGAATAAAGACGTCTCCCAGATCACTGATGACGATGTTTACGAATACCTGCATAATTACCGCCATAAACGGTCCGTGGATAATTCATACCTTAACCAGATCCGCCTTGTCCTCAATAAATTTTTCAAATGGCTCATAAAGAAGAAAATCATAACTTCCAACCCTGTTGACTGCATCGAGCCCATCAAATGCCAGAAAAAGGTAAAGAAACCTTTATCCGCCGGGGATGTGGAGCAGCTGCGCTCTGCCTGTGAATCAGAGCGGGACCTGGCGATAATAGACTGCCTTTACAGCACCGCTGTCCGGGCATCTGAGCTCCTCCAGCTTAACCGCTCCGACATATCCTTTACCAAAGATGACATTATTGTCCTTGGCAAGGGCAATAAAGAACGCATTACCTACCTTAATGCCAAATCCCACATCCACCTGCAGAATTACCTGGATATGCGCACAGATGACAACCCTGCCCTTTTTGTAAGCAGCAGGGCCCCGCATGAACGCCTTACCCGCCGGGGGCTGGAGGATATCATCAACCGTATCGCCGCTGCCGCAAATGTAACTAATGTCCATCCCCACCGGTTCCGGAGGACCTGCGCTACAGACCTCCTTAATGCCGGGATGCCCATTGAGCAGGTGCAGGAGCTGCTGGGCCATAAGAGTATTGAGACCACACGCATCTACTGCACCGTCAACCAGGAGGCCGTAAAACATAACCATAAGCGGTACATGAATTTTTAGGTACCCATACTTTCACATCCCTTTCTCTTTAGGCCTGCCCTTGGGAGGCCTTCGTTCCATGCCCTTTATCCCTCCGGCCTGAATAATGAGTAATGCGGCCTTTCCCGTTTCTGCATCCATGGCCGCCACTTACGGAATAACAAATAATTCCAGTACCTGAGCCAGTCATCCAGTATGATGCAGACAGCCGCCAGCAGGATCCAGAGAAAGAAATAGTATAGGCAAACCTGCCCCCACAAGTTAAAGGGCAGGCTGGAATAATCCCATACATCCCATCCAAGCCATATATTTACCACCAATCCCGTAAATAACTCCAGGATAGTTATAATACTGGCCCCTATAACTGACTGCCCCGCAAGGGATAAATCCCAGGGGAAAAGGTGCTCGTTCAGCAGGCCGACTACAACAAAGCAGGCGCCGCCAAGGATAAACATCGTCCAGTGGGTATGCCCCCGCCAAAGAAGCTCCAGCCATGTGTACAGCCGTCCGCCTATCAAAAACAATACCGCTTCCATTATTCTGCCTCCTGCATTGCTGCATACATGTCTTTAAGCACTTCCGACTGAAATTCCTTTGGGATCACCATCCCATATTCAACTGCTTCCACAGCTTCTTTATCTTCCAGGCTGTTGATATAAATCCGGAGATCCCGGAAATATGTTACATGGTATGTAACACATTGCATTGCTGCTGCGGTAATCAACAGCATATCCTCTTTGGCATAGTACTTACAATGCTCTGACTGGTCAGATGTATGCCAGGGTATCTGTTCCACCCCGGATGCCGCCTGTGCCTGCAGCCCCATGAGGCTTGTCTGGTCATGGTCGGTCAATGTAAAGTGCTCCACACTCCCGTCCGTCAGGGTTACATTTATGCCGCTCTGTATTACGCCCTGCTGCACTGCATTCATTTCCATTATCTTTGCTTCCCTGGTCTCTTCCAGGGTCGGTACATAAGGCTCCGGTTCAGGCTCTGGTTCAGGCTCTGGCGGGGCAACATATACGCTGCCGTCATTAGAAAACTGTGCGCCTCCCTCTACGTTTTTATAAATAGTCCTGAACCCTGTATAATCCCAGTTATCGTTACAGTCAAAACGTGATAAGGTAAACCCGTTCCCTTTTACAGGGAAATCGCCTGTAACCTGGACTATATGGTCATTGACACTGGCAAAATCAACCACATATTTTGCATCTGTTTCCCCTACATACATGAGATGTAACATTTCATTTTTCCTTTCTCCCTAAAAATGGGTAAAATAATAGGGCCTACCGGCCCTGGATAATAAGTTCCATATCCTATTCTTCACTTGCCTTCGATAAAATCGATACGCTAAATGCCAGCAGCATAGGCAATGCTGATAACATCCATATACACATTTTTATTAGTGTTTTCATCTTCCTCCTTTTTTCTGCACTAACTAATCATCTCTTTACATTCCTTTCTCCCTAAAGATGGGTAAAATAATAGAGCCCTCCGGCCCTGTTATGCTTTGTCCTTCTTCTAATTTACACATATGTCTGGTTGGAACTTATCATTATGGACTACAAACACTTCATATCCTAAAAACTCCAAAAACCCACGCACATTATCAGCAGAAACACCATCATATCCATCTGTATAAAATTTAAAGTACTTTCCATCATGCCCAACAAACGTTGTATGTTCGCTTTTGGCATCCCCACAAACAATCATAGTGATTTTTTTATTCAATATATTTTACCTCCATTTTTTCATTTTCAGTAACTTTTTACTTCCTCCCTATCACATTAAATAATAATTTAATTAAGTTTAAAACTGAGACGTATACAACCGGATCAAATGGCAATCTTTATTTGGGTATGGAAAGCAGTAAGATATTATTTGTAGTGCCAACCACCGCAGGCCTTTACGTTAGTAGACTTTTTTACCACGGCAACGGATGGTTTGTGACAATATGCCAGCAATTAGATGATAATATTTGGGCATCAAGAAATTGCGTTCTTACAATCGGATATTTGGATTAAAACGCTTTATATATCGCTTTACAATCCTACCCTTACAGCTTCCAAAGTCCCTTTACAGGAAAGGGTGGAACCGCTATTTTGAAATGCATTTAGGTAATATGTCGTGGCAGTTCCAATAGATACATATTTAACTGTTGTAAGGGCAGATGCACCATAGCTGGACGCGGATTTCTGAGAAGCAGCTTCATCGGATGAGTTACTATATCCAGACTGTGTGTAAATATTTATTAACCTTACTCCATTATTATCAGATGAAAATATACAACATGCTATCAATATATATTTTCCTGGCGGTAAGGTTACTTTTGTAACCGCTTTTCCTACGCCAGTAGCGACGCTTAAAGAAGAGCCATTACCTATGATTGCTTCACCAATATTACCTAAATTATTATATATTTCCTTAATAACCAATGCATCTACCGACTTCCCTTGCGCCGTATTCGCATTAACCTGCTCCTTGGATGTCAAAAGATCCGGCTTTGGATGGTAGGTATTTCCAGTCGAATCCTCTATCTGTACATTGTATTTTTGTGCCATATTTTTTCCCTCCTCCTAGATAATCTTAAAGAATATATTTTTTTCCGTGGCTGTCGCATAAGTGCTCCCCACCTTGATTGAATCACCCTTAGGTCCCTGGGGGCCGGTCGCTCCAGTCGCCCCTCTGGCTCCCGTATCCCCTTTCGGGCCTTGCGGGCCAGTGGCCCCGGTTGCACCCTTCGGCCCCTGCGCCCCCGTTGCTCCTTTGATATTGCCTATATACGCCCACTTGGCTGCGGAAGCTGCCCCTCCCGCCGTACATTTATACACATTTCCTGTTGAGGTGTTTAAATAACAGTCATTTACCATTGCATCTGTAATACCGCTCCCGGAAAATACAGCAGCTGTCGTACTTGTCCCCGTAATTGCCGTCCCACACGTCCATCTGCTGCCACGCGTGCCTGCCGCTCCAGTCGCCCCTTTGGCTCCCGTATCCCCTTTCGGGCCTTGTGGGCCAGTGGCCCCGGTTGCACCTTTGGCCCCGGCCGCCCCCGTATCCCCTTTCGGGCCTTGCGGGCCGGTTGCCCCGGTATCCCCCTTCGCACCAGTTGCCCCCTTTATACTGCCTACATACACCCATTTTGCAGTAGATGCATTCCCAGCTGCCGTACATCTATATAAATCCCCTGTTAACGTATTCAGGTACATGTCATTAACCAGCGCATCCGTGATCCCTGACCCGCTGAATACCGTTGCTGTCGTTGGGGTCCCGGTGATTGCCGTGCCCACTGTCCATATGCTGCCGCGTACCCCGGCAGCCCCTTTCGGGCCTTGCGGCCCTGTTGCACCTGAAGGACCCTGGGGTCCCGTTTCCCCATCTGCACCCTTCGGCCCCTGCGGCCCCGTTGCACCCGTCGCCCCTTTTAATATCCCTTTATCCAATTTCTGCTGGAAAGTCTCACCATCGCTGAAATACACAAGGTCAGCAGATGTCTGGACATCCGCATCGCCCAAAAGTTTCTCGTCCTTGTCATAAAGCTGTACTCTGACTTTAAGTACTTCTCCCATCACCTTTGCCCCCTTTACCGTATCATCTTGTACCCTACAGAGGGGCTGGCTTTTACTGCCGCCGCCTCCGGCACAGCGGATTCCCCTTCAATAAACATATACATAGTCCCTGGCTCCCTCTGCTCTACCGGGATGGCTGAACTGCTGACCACTATCTGCGTCTTCGTTTTAAGCACCTCTTCCACGCTGCGCCCATCCTGTGTCCAGACTATATCTGCCTCCGTATGGGGATAAACCACATCCCCTTCATCATTCTGCAGTTCTGTAGGTAAAAATCTTCCTGCCATGCCCTTCCTCCTCCTATCTCTTCTCCTTGACTATTGCATACAGCTTTTCCGGCTCCCTGGCGGCTGTATTAACCTCATCCCCTTCCAGGAATACGATACATTTCATTATCCCGGCATATGAATACGGCGATGCCTCAGCATCGGCCCTGGCGGATGTCTCAACTCCGTAAAGTGTCCTTTCCACCCTCGGCTCTTCCAGCCCCTGCACATAACGGTCAAACTGGATCACAATAAGCCCTCTTATTTTTGTAACCAGCCCGTACAGGCTCCCTTCCGTCCTTTTTGCAGGCGGCTTATAGGTGGCTTCCGTCATAAGGACAAATGGGTCATCTGCTTCAGCAAAACAATGATATTTCATATCTGCAAAATACCTTTTGATCTTGCCAAATAGTACCGCAAGCGTCTCCCCGGACTGCAGTTCTTCACGCCTGCCAGCGGTACCAAACTCTGCTGCCAATGCATACTCATGCAAGGTATCTTCATGGTCCCGCTTCCGGATTTTCGAAACATTATTAGTATTTTGCAGCGTCTCAAAAAGGATTGTATCTTTCCGGTCCAAAAGCTCTGCGGGCCCTACCCTCACCCTTGGCAGGGCCTCAAACTGCTCCTGTATTGCCTTCCTGTACTTCTCAAATTCTTCCAAATGCTCATAAAAGTATTTTTTCCGCAGGAAGTCATTGATTGAAAAGTCAAAGATCACTTCTGCAGCATTGCTGACCCGCATCCCGATATTGTACACATACTCTACTTCTTTCTCTGCAGGAATCGGAATCCGGTCTCCATAAATATCCTGTCCAATAATGACCAGGCGTTCTTCACCGGTCTCATCAATGGCATACAGGCCAAGCTGGCGCAGGACATATTCCCTATCCAGTTCCAGATTAGTGAGCACACAGGTGATTAAGGTATATTCCCCTTCCGATCTGACATCATCCAACTGTATCTGCTGCCTCTCATCCACTACGCCGGATAATATCTCCAGGCTGGAAGAGATGCCGGAGCCAGTGACTGCCCTGCTTAAGTGCATTTGAATTTCACCCGCATTAAGCCTGGCAATATATTCCTTTCCTGCATTGGTCAGACAAAATTTCATTCTTCCACCATCCCTCTCACAATACCGATATATCCGCCCGCAATACCAACATAAATCCTGGATGTTGCATTCCGGATCAGACGGTTGATAAATTTATACGACAGGTGGGCCGGCCTTGCCAGCCGTACCGCCTCATCCGCGATCTTAAACGTATCTATCAAATAATCACTGTTTACATAAATGCTAAAGCTATATTCCGATGGATGTTCCACAATAGTGACTGCATTGGCATCTAATATTTGTAACACAAGGTTTTCAAGCATTTTGACTGTGGCGGGCGGATTACTGTTAAGTTTTGCAAGTACCCTTGCCCTGCGCTGCATTAGGGTGAGGGATGAATCTCTTTCAATCCCAAACTCATCCTCCCATTTATCCAGGGAATAAGTTGCTGACTTTATATAAAACTGCCTAAGCAGCTCCGCTATATCCGCTTCCATCTTATCCAGCTCCGGCTGCTCTGCTATGAATAGTTCCGCTATCTCCCGCATTTCTGCGGCAAAAGGCGGTACATCCTTTTTAAGCATCTGTTTCTTCCTCCACTGTGATATCTGGGACCTGCGCTATCGGGAACTGCCTTGATAAAAGCTGGATGCTCTTTTCTTCTCCATTGATCTGGAAATTAATAACATCAACTACTCCGGGGCATTCAAAAAGAAGATTTACCATTCCCAGATAGGAAACTATCTGGGAATGGAATGCCACTTTTTTGCAGTATTCCAGTAAAAATGGATACAAGCTGTTTCGTATTGATTCTGCAGTATATCCCTTTGATACGATCACATCCGCGGTAATTCTTAAATCAATTGCCTGGCCGCTAAGAACCTTTACATCAGCCCCGATGGGGCGTTTGTTTTCTATGTTATCCTCCACCGCCTCCAAAAGGCTGTCCGGGGCAGGTTCATTTCCCTCCGCAATAATAACAACATCAACCGTCCCTGGTCCTCTTGCAAGGTCATAAACCTTCACTTTGGAAACCCCGGATACCTCTTTCGCCCACTGGACATAATGTGCGATATTGCCGGAATTCGCAGGCGTTCTGATATGTTCAAGGGTCCTCTCCCGTAGGGACTCGTCTGACTCAGCATCATATCCTCCTGCTGATGCCTCCGGGTTAGATATCTTTGTGATCCGGTTCGTAGAAGCTTTGGTGATGCTGCCTGCTGCCACATTGCCCATATGCCCTGACTGCATACATACCGCCCTGACTTTTACCATCCCTGACTGTGGAATTGTAAAATCTTCCGGCACCTGAAAAGCAATATCTCCTGCATATAGCTGCACTCCATAATATATCCCTGGCTCCCCTATAAGCTCCACCAATACTTCCGCCGCAGTGGCTTCCCTTCTGGTTATCCCATAATCACTGCAGGCACTATCCAAATTTGCCCCGGCAGCCGTAATGACAAACGCCTGGGGAAGGATAGATTCTATGTCCTCAGAATAGATTCGGGCAAGCTCGTCCGCCACTGCCTGCAGGTTATCCGCTGTCCATGTTCCTTCCCGTTTATCTGCTTCGGTTTCAATCCTGTTTTTCATCCGTCCCAGGATGGATAAAAAATCATTATTCATTGTAAACCTCGCTTTCGTAATTAAAGCGCCCATATATCGTAGTTACCACATATTCTGCTTCCACCACAGAACCTTTATGGCTAAAGGTGAAATCTGACAATTCCTGAATATAGGGATTTACCATCAGGGCCTCTGTGATATATCTCTTAATTTCACTGTCTATCACATCCGGATCATTACTCAGGCCAATCACCTTATGGAGCTCATTCCCATATCCGTGTGTATATGCTGGCCATACAAACCGCTTGGATTTCAATGCTTTATAAATCCATACCTTTAACGCTTCGTCTTTCTCTATCAGGTATGGCTTTCCGCCTTTCCTCAAAAGACGGTTATTTTCGTAATCGTATGCCAACTCTTTAAAAACTGGGAGCTGCTCCTCTGCTGCCAGGTTTAAATCATCATTTTCTATCGTAAACGGAAAAATACTGCTCATGTTTCCCCTACCTTTTCACAGATATAAAAACTATTCCCAACACGCTGGACAAGTACCTGGTCCTCTGGCTGTACTCTTAAACTTTCGTAAAGCTCTATTAAAAACAATTTTAACCGTTCTGAAATAAACTCCTCCTCTTCAAGGATCTCTTTCAGTTCTTCATCCTTATCCGATGTAAGGAAGCCGTTACAGAAAATATGATCCTCAATGACCTGGCCGTTAACTGCGATACTAATAGGGTCAATCCCGACTATCTTTGCCTTAACCATATCATAACCATTGGCTGCCTTCCCCCGCCTGTTCATGACGTTTACTATCCTTGCATATGGATTTCCTTGTGCCATTTCCTTCTCTCCTGTTACATTGCTTCCTCAAACTTAAGTCCCAGCGTTGTCAGGTAGGAAGCATCCTGGATGGAGTGGCTGTCCGAAATGATCGTAAATCTCCCCCGGATCATTGAATTTACTTTTTCAACTATAACAGCCTTTCCAGTCCTAAAAGCTGGGTTTCCAACTACTACAACCTTCCCCGAATCTTCTATCCCCTTCAGGAGTTGTCCTGCTTCCTTGATATAGTCCTTCTCACTTCCAGTTATCTTATAAGCCTCCCGGATGGTTCCATATTGAGACAGGCCATTATCCACTTCCCCAACAGGTTCCTCGTTTGCATCCAGAAGCACCACTTTATTTATGATATTTTCAATACTGCTCTTGTAGGTTGCATCTGTTACAGAATCATCACCAGTCACAGTACCCGCTAACTCTTCTCCATATTTTTCTGTGCAAAGGCTCTGCCCCTCCATATAGATATGGACATCGTGCCCCTCATACGCTTCGCGGATCACCTGGCTGATGGATTTCTCCCCAGTGCTGATGATCTCTGCCTCTCCGCCAGGATCATAAATGTTCCCGCACGGAACCCCATTTTCGGAGCATACCTGCCCCACAACTGCTCCTGGAGATCCTTTATATATTCCAAGTGCTTTACTTCTTAAATACCAGGCATAGTCATAGGCCATGTTCTGCATCCGGATACTGTTTTCTGTCCTTTCCTCCGTGATCACAATCCCGTCAAATAAGAGACTCCCACCGTCTGTCATGATCAGCCTGTCTCCTTTACGCACTGAAATGACACTGATCTTCTGATCATCCGGCGCATACAGGTAAAATATCTGCACTTTCCTTGCCAGCTGGTTTTCATCACCACTCCAATTAATGGTTTCTATGTAGTTTGATATATCCGTTCCATTTACGATCACATTCATTGCGGTATCTGTAGCCTCATTCCTGCTGATAGTTTATCCTCTGACATTCCGTTCGCTGCCGCTATATCCTTCCAGCGGTCCCCGTCATCATAGTACCGCCTTGCCATATTCCAGAGAGTATCGCCAGATAAAGCAGTTACCGCTTTCGGGATACTATTTGAGGTATTGCGGATGCACAGTCCTGTTTCCGTATACCTCCTCACCCAGCTTGCCACCTGCTGGGTGTTCAGCTCCCTGGATTCCACAAAAGCCCATGAAACATAGACATCTGCCTGTCCTTCCTTATAAATCTCATCCATGGAGGAAACTGTAAAAAGTGTATTGACATCTGTACCGGATATAATAATTCTGACCGTCTTTTTGCCGTTCTTTGCTTTTTTTAGGGCCATCACAAGGCTTTCCGGCGCATACCCCGAATTAAAAGGGCTGCCTGTATCCGGCAGGAAGGTTGCGACTGTTACCTTGATAAGCCCCCTGTTTCCCGGTACATTGACCTCCCCTACATTCAAAAGGTCTATCGTCCTGTCTTTACTTTCCTGTGTAACACGCAATTCAGATGGGTTAACGGCCAGCTCATACTGGCCGCCATCCATGCTGATTGCTATGGTTCTTGTCTTTCTCATTACTGGTTTTCCTCTGCCTCTTCGAGTTTCCTTGCAAGCAGCTCCGCTACCTTTTCAATATCGCTCTCTTCCCTTACTTCCATGTGTTCGATATTAATAGAGTACTTTTTATCCCCGCCAGCCTGCACAGATTCCGAATTCGTCTTGATCTTACTGCCTGCGGGTAACTTCATAAGCTCTGGCCCATGCTCCCCTACAGTTGTCCAGCCCCCGGAGAAAAAGGGGGTCCCGGTTGCATTGGCTGCCACACTTTTGCTGCCTGTCGGTGGGCTGCCCCCTGAATCGCCGCCTCCGCCTCTTATGCTCTTAACAGCGCCCGCCAGCTTTTCTATTCCCGAGCCGATCTTGCTGATCACTGGGCCGATCACATCCCATACAGATTCTATAACACCCTGTATATACGGGAAGGCCCATCCGATTGCATCCGCTACAAGCCCAACTCCCTGAATCGCCAAGTCAAGAATAGGGCCGATCACTGACCATGCTGTTGATAATACACCGGCAATCGCTGGCCCGGCAGTGGAAAATATCTGCTGCAGTGTCCCTGTACTGGAACCCATTCCTGCGAATATCTCTGAAACTTTCGCACCTACATCCCCTATGATCTGGGACACTACCGGCATGACTGCTGCCACCACGGAAGATAATCCGGAAAAAATCTCCGATAGCGGCGGGATCATGGATGACACCACGCCTGCTAATGCCACAATCACTGGCTCTGCAGCCGGTAGGATACTGGCCATATTATCTTTAAAAGTTATGATCGCCGGGGCTGCACTGGCAAACGCCGCAGAAAATTTTGTACCTATCTGGCTTACTAATGGCCCCAGCCTGTCTGTTATCCCTGAGATTCCTCCGGCCACTTTCTCAAAAACAGGGCCGGCCTGTTCAATGATGCCCTCTAATCCTTCCGTCATTTCCGGAAGTTTATCAATAACGCCTTCCAGGGCAGATTGTATGTAAGGAAGCGCTTTCTCCCCCAAACTGGTCAGCATAACGCTGCCAGCATTCTTTAGCTTTGCAGCCATCGCTGATACAGATGCCGTCTGGGTTTTAAATGCCGTTTCCGTGGCACCTGCAGCCTCTTCCATTGCTTTGGTCTTTTCTGCAAAATTTTCTGCCTGGCTGCCTGCCAGGGCCAGCACCGCATTTTTCGCTTCTACACTTGAAAATAAATTGGCAAAAGCAACGGAATCCCCATTGACGGAATCCATCAGTTTTGTTAGGATACCGCCCAGCCCTTCACTCTCCAGGGCCGCTGCCCCGGAAGCATAGCCCATCTTCTTTAGGGATTTCTCCATTTCCGAAGAGGGAGAAAGGAAAGACTGCATGGTGGCCTTTAACTGTGTGGTCACCTCACTGGTTCCACCTGTTACACCGGTCAGCGTTGACATCGCCCCGAATAATTCTTCCTGGCTTACTTTCAGGGTAGAGGCTAACGGTATCACCTGGCCCATACTGGATGCCAGCTCCGGGAAACTTGTCTGTCCCAACTTGACCGTCAAAAATGCCAGGTCCGACGCTTTCTGCATGGCTGCTGCAGAGGTATCGCCATATCCTTTTGTGACAGCCGATAGAAGGTTGACTGAATCTGTAGTAGTGGCATTCCCGGCCTTTGCCGCTTTTGCTGCGATCTCTAATTGCTTGACTGATTCCGCCGATTCCCCAAAAGCTGATACTACCTGGTATAACCCATCTGTCAGGTCAGATGTGGCAACCCCTGTATCAAGAGATACCTGCTTAAGCTCTTTGGACATCCCCTGGAGCTTTCCCTTTACATCACCATCCAGCAGGGTTCCAACGTTCTGCATCTGGGCCTGAAAATCTACTGCCTGCTTGACTGCAATACCGCTGGTCGTTGTGATAGCCGTAAATGCGGCTGCCGTCCCGACCAGCGCGGCCTTCCCAAGCGCCTTCGCCGCCTGGGATGCTCCCTTTACGGTGACCTGTACTACTTTTGAGCTTTTGACCTTATCTAACAGGCTCCCAACTTTCTTTATCTTCTCAGAGGCAAGCTCTGTTTTCGCCTTTATCTCTATGGCTTTTTTGCCAAGCGGTTCTATCTTTTTCTTTATTTCTTCAATAGACTTATATGCACTGGAATTCTTGATCCGCAGCTCTTTCTCTCTTACTTTCTGCTGGTCCAGCTTTATAAGTTCTTTTTTGGCTTTTTCTACTTCCCCCCGATAACCTGCGGTAGATTCCTTTGCCTGTTTCATGACGCCAGAAACATTATCCTTGATCGAAAGGACCGCGCCGAATACTTCAGACACAGGGACCTCCTCACTTTCTTTCCGCCATACTTGTCAACACAGTAATTAATGCTTCCAAAACTGCATCCTTTATATCCTGTTTTCGTTTCTCCGTATTCAGTTCCGCTATGGCCTGCCAGACGTTTTTTTCTTCACCGGACAGGGCAAGGATCTCTTCTGGCTTAAAACCACGCTCCATCCAATACCCTGTCAGCCACATGATACGGGACTGCTTTAGGAGTTTTTTATTTCTTCTGTTTCACTCAGTACCTCAATATCCGCTTCCCCGCTGGCTCCGGAAAGCATGAGTATCCGGCGGACAATATAGTTCCTCTCCACACTGGAAAACATTTCCGTGATCTTATACGCGCCGCTGGGCTGCAGGCTCCCCTGCCCCACCATATATTTTGCTGCCTGCTGCAAAGTAGGTGATGCCATATAGATGGTGTACCTGTCCACCTCGATAGGGTCATCCGAAAATTCAAAGCATTCATTCAGTTCCGTATCGGAAAGGCCCCGGATCTCCATGACCATGTCCTCATCCCCGCCGATCTTAAGGTTTTCCTTCCGCTGTTTTTTCCTCTCTTCCATCCTCTTTGCCGCCTGTTTGGCAAACTTTTCAAAAACTGCTGTCTTCTCTTTATCCATGTTGGTTTTCCTCCTGTATTGCATTTTTTATGGGGCAATCTTATCCAGGTTGATCATGTCTGACGGCGTAAACGAAAACGGGTATTCCTGTTTCACTACACTGCCTTTCTCCCACTCAAGGCCAAATTCCGAAAAGGCCACGTTCCCAATCTGCCAGCGTTCCGTCTGCCCTCCTGTGGCATCCGGGTCTTTCAGCGCTGCCACGATGACACCGCGGGGGTCTTTCCCCTGGCTGATTTCTGTCCTTACATCTTCAAAACGGGTATATGCTTTGATAAGGGATATCGTCCCTTCCCCTTTCTGCCCGGTCATCTTGGTGTCAACATCAAACCCCATCTGGACATCTTCCCTGTTTACTGTTACTTTTGCTGTGATCTTGTTCATTTCCCCGATCAGGAACCCGTTGAACCACATCTGCGCCCATGTACCGGAAAGGGTCCGGTTCCCGGGGATTGTTGTACCTGCCATATCTTACCCCTCCTACATAAACATCTGTAATTTCAAATCTTCCGCAGCATCCAGGAACTTGACGCTGCCTGTTAAAAACATCCAGCTCCCTGTGTTGGCCTCTTTCAGCTCCTGCTCTGCCATATCTGTGGTATCTGTCCCATGCGCTTCCAGGTATTCCCTGTTCTTCTGGGCATCTACTTCCACATAGTTTTCCGCATTTCCATCCAGTATGGAGCTTTCTATCTTACGGAAATAATTGTTGACGGCCCCGACAAAGAGCTGCTTATTATCATAACTGTTGGCCACTTTTCCAATATAGTTGTCTTCAAAAGTAGAGTAAATGTCGCTGGTTATGACGTCCATGCCCTCCACAATCTTGATCTTCTTAAGATCCCCTGGGGTTTGCTCTGATACCGTTGTCAGGCTGGTCACGCCCCGCCCGATCTTATACTTTTCCCCGTCAAAGACGATGACCAGTTTCCCTGCATCCACCTCTGCATCCGGGTCCTGTGCAGCGGCGGCATCGACCACCTCGCTGAGTTCATAAGAGGTGCTGCTCCTTGTGAGGGGCAGCCCTGCAAGTATGCCTGCGATACGGCAGCAGTACATGCCCGCGCCATAAGTCTCTGTTTCTTCCGTATCATCCCACTTTACCGTTACGCTGGGTGTTGCCAGGTTGATCACATGGGCCAGGTCTGCCGCGCAATCGGGCAGCACCGCTTTTACCTTCTTTCCCCTTTCGTGGGACTCCTTGATAAAATTAACGACGGCCTCTTTCTGGCCGCTGGTAAACCCAGGGATCGCCAGGTAATCAATATTGACTGCCATGATCTCATCCAGGGTACGCTTTATATCCGCTGCGCCGTCCTGCTTTAGCATCCGGACCGCCAATACTTTCTGCGGTTCCCCTTTAAATGCAAGTTTAAGGGCCGTTAAACTTTCCCTGCTCCAGTCCTCTTCCTGTACATCCACGGCCCGCCGGTAAGGGGCCAGGAACTGTTCCTTTTTGTCATCCTCCAGCAGCACCGCTACCAGCCCCCGGTTTCCGGCCCGTATTGCAGCAGAGGCCTTCTGCTGGAAACTGATCAATATTTCCGGTAATCCCATTTTCTCATTTCCTCCAATCTACCCGCAGCCATTCCGCTGCAGGCCTTTCCTCGAAAGGCACTGTGTCTGTGAATTTAAGGGTCATCATGTAATGCCCTATATGGTCCGTGATATCCATCTGCGCATCACAGGTAAAAAACCTGTCCTTTATCTGGAAGCATGGCTTAAAAATATTTTCAAGCTTGTCCAGCATCTCATAGATCCTGCCATTCTCCGTGATAAGTTCCTCCATGTAGGCAATGTCTATAAGCACTGACTTCTCCCGGAAGTGTCCTGCTGCCGCGTTGCCTGATGACAAGGGCACTAACTGGATATGGAGCAGGGGCATATTATCTTCCGCCTGGGTGGCATCTTCCCCTGTGATGTTGGCAACCTCCGGGATATTCCGGCGCAGCAGCCTGATGATCCCGTTCCTGATCTCCTGTAACGTCATCCCTATCCCCTCATTGCCTTCCCGATGTCATCCGCCATCGCCTGCAGGTCATCCTTCATATAATTATCCTGGTAAGCCGCTATGCCTTCCTCCAGCATGTGTTTCCCTTCCTTAAAACCTACCGTCTTGCCGCCCCTGACGATCCTGTGGCCGTTATTGACGTAAGGGGCATATTCCACGTCATTTTCAATAATGACCTGGATATCGCCGCCCTGCTTTTCCACCCGGCTCCTCCATCTGCGCTTTAAGTTCCCTGTAATGTGCGGCGTTTCCCTTTTGACCTCGCGGACACACTTCTGCCCCATCTGCATTGCCCTTTTTTCTGCAATGGCACCCTCCCACGCATTCAGCCCCCGGTCAAAGGCCCTCTCCAGGTCTTCCAGGCTCTTCATGCTCATGTCACCGCCTCCGGCTCAAAAGGGGCCTCCCCATGGCTGATATAGCCAAAAGTCTTCCCTGTTTTCCCCTGGTAAGTCTGTCCTGCCTCAGTAATAATAACGGCCCTGTCATTATCTTTAAGGAATATCCCTGGAGGCGTAAAAATCACCGCGCTCATTTTCTTCTCACTATGGAATTCCTGCCTTTCTGGTACACTTACACTGCTTAGGCTGAGTGCACAGATCACATTTTCATAGACCAGCGCCTCCATCTCCCGGCTCTCCTGTGTCTCAGGGTCGGTCCTCATTTCCTTTCGGTACACGCTCAGACGATCCCGAAACGTCTTTGCCAGTATTTCTGCTTCCCGTTTTCCCGCCATTTTTCTTCACCGCCTTTTTGGGCTTTTTATACTTAAGGTCTTCAAATCTCATGCTCCATCCCCCCTTATCCCACACGGAACCTTCTGAATTTACAACAAATATCACGTTGCTCCATCGTCATGGAATTCTCCGTTATCACGGACGAATATGTAATCTGGGTATCCCCCCGTTTGATGGCCGCCACATGGTCCCCGTTTTCCCTGTCAAAGGCAGCAAATACCATCTGGCGGGCAACATACTCGAGCTGGTAAGGGAACACGCTCCTGTTACAGAAAAGGGTGATCGCCATCACCGCATCCTCCAGCATCTGGATGAGGACGGCGTCATTCGCCGTCTCATCCCCTGGGATCCCGATGCGGGCCTTCACCTTCTCCAGCATTTGTAAAAGGTCAGGCATTCCCATCACCGCCGCTGTCCCCTTTCCCATCACTTCCTGGAGCGCTGCTTCCCGCTTTTTCTCCCTTTCCTTTGCCGGGCTTTTTCTCCTTCACCGGTTTAAACCCCTTCTCTGCCAGCTTCTTTTTCTGCTCCTCTGACGTGGCATATTTCACCACATTGAGCCTTTTCATCATTTCCTTCATCCTGATTTATTCCTCCTCATTTGCCCAGCACTTCTTGTATCTGCCCTTCGGCACCCACACCTCATGATACCTGCGGTATCCGATAAACCAGGCATCTGCTTTCTGGTAGGTATTCGGGTCAATGATCTTCATCTTATCCTGTTTCGTCACCGCAATAGGGACATTCTGGGGCGTGATGATCCAGTTGATCCCCTTGGCCCCCTCTGCCGGTGCAAAGCCGCCCTCTTTCTCCCCTTCTGTTTTCCCGTCCTTAAAGACATAAGATGTCTTCATCCGGGAGGAAGGTACCGGCTTAAGGAAGCAGTTATTGAACTCCTTTATCCTTGTATTGATAACCCCTGCCTTAAACTCCGCCACATTCAGGATCTTAGTGAACTTTTCATTCAGCTCCAGCATGGTCTTGGCTTTCTGCGAAATCGTGACTACAAGCGGGGGCTCCTCTCCGATCTCATCCCGGATTTTGGCAATATCCTCCTGCAGCTTATCCCATATGCCTACAGCTTCCGCAGTGTAGGCGGTGCTCCTGCCTGCCTCCTTTAACAGCGCATGCAGCTTGCTGTAGCGGTAAGCGTCTATTTCCGGAAGGACGTGTTCCTTCTGGAAGGTATTGCAGACGGAGGTTGCATTGACAATAAAATTTGTCTCATCGACATCCATCGCATCCAGCTGGAAGGATGTGCCGCGGTCCATGGTCATTTCATACTCTTTAAAAGAGAGCGTTACAGAGCCGTCCGGATAGCCTTCATCCCTGTCATAGTCTTTCAGGCCTGTCGTGGACATTTCCGGCATCCTGATTTTATTTCCCCCGTTATACACTACCTGGGAGGCATTGGCATCCATCCAGCCGGATGTCAGCCCAAGCACTGCGCTGGCATCCAGCGCTTTTTGAAGCTGTGTTGCGTATGTAAGTGTGTTTAATGGCATCTCTTTTCCCTCCTGTCATCTATACCATATATTTTGCGATCTCCGCCGCCATCGCTTCCGCCTCGCTGGGCGTCCCCGCGCCGCTGCCTGCAGGAGGCGTCTTCCCGGCAAGCCTTTTCTCCACCTGCGCCTGCACTGCGGCATCAAACTGCTTTTTAAATGCATCCGCATTGGCCTTTGTCTCTTCCAGGTCCTTTCCCACCAGCATGTCTAAAAACTCCGCCGGGACTTCCTTTGCCAAGAGCACTTCCCTGGCATCCGCTTTCAGCTCCCGCAGGGCAATCTCCGCTTCCCTCTGGGCCAGCCGTTTTTCCGTCTGCTCCTTCTCATAGGCGGCCTTGCTGTCCTCGTCCATCCCGGCCACTTTCAGCGCTTCCTTCACGGCTGCTTCCTGGGCCGCTTTCTGGTCAGAAAGCAGCTTGTCAATGTAGGCCTGGTCATAGGTTTTTGCTTCCCCTGCGCCGCTAGATGCAGCTCCCTGGCTGGTTGGGGGTGCTGCGGCCTGCTGCTGAGCTGCCGTCCCTTCATCTGCGGCGGCTGGCGATGCTGCGGCGCTCTCTTTTACTGTTTCATTGATATTTTCCATCTCGGTACCTCCTAAAAATGTGCAATTAAAAAGAGACTGCGCTTTCGCAATCCCTTAGTTACCTGTTTTTTAATCTTTTCATTCCTATTTAAATATTCTTCGGAAGGGGCCAGCCTGTTTCCACTTTTCCTTTTCCTCTTCCTTAAGGCGCCTTTCCTCCGCCTCCCAGTCAAAAGAGGTCTCGTAAAGCTCCGGGTTTAGTTCCTCCGGGAACTCATCCAGAATAAATTTCGGGTCCTTTTTTTTCTCCCTATAGCTGCCGCTCATTCCACACTCTCCTTCACCAGCTTATACATATCAGGAAACCTTCTGCGCATGATCCACGGGAAATCTTGATAATATTGGAAAGCCACTGATATAAATTCCTCCATCCTGTCTATATCAATATTTCCATCTGCGTCAACACAGTCTTCCTTCCTGTCAGCATATATCCTCCCCTGGTAAATGTCAATCAGGTCCGGGCTCTTAATGACATAAATATCCTTTTCCCGCCCATTTCCTTTATCTCCCTTCACAACCCTGACATCCTCAATCGTCAGGCCGCTGACTAGCTGCCTTTTTAATTCCCTTACCTTTTCCTCATCAAAAAGCTTTTCCTCCACCGCATGGCCGATCTCATGCTCTATGATTTTCTTTGACGCATCTGTATTTAAATAAATCGTCCGGCTGGCCGGGGAATACCCATTTTCGCTCTTTCCATCCTGCCTGATAGTCACATCCTTAAGGGCATCCTTTACCTTCCGGCTCATGGGCGCGATCACGCTGCGGATTTGCGCTGCCCGCTTCATCCGGTCAGTGATTTTCCCCTCCCCATGGTATTTAAATTCCCGCATCCCATACGCTGCTTCCCACTGCTTATAGGTCAGGTCGGCGCTCACCTGATAGTAATGGCCATTTTCATCCTTTGCGATCCTCTGGGTCCGGGCTTTCTTTTCCTCTTCCCCGGAAAACCAGCAGACCGTGGTGCTGCGGCAGTTCGGGTGCATGGGCGGGCAGTTCTCCCCGGGCATGGCATCCCCTACCTTAAAGTGCTTCCCGTCAAGACGCTGGCACTGCGGCGTTGTCTTATTATCCAGCGTGGCTAAAAACTCATACCACTCTATCCCGCACTGGCGGTAAGCCTCCATCGTGGCCTGCTCAAACACATAGGCCGTTTCTGTCCTCACCAGCCTTTTTGCCGCGCTCTGTGCCACCCCCATCCGCTTATGGATCCGGCCTGCCATCTTGTCCAGGTTTTCCCCCCGGATCAGCCCTACGGTCAGGTTCTCCTTAAAATCCTGGGAAAAAGTATGGCAATGCGCATACAGCCTTTTGGAGTAGTCTTTTTTATCATAGCGGTTTAAGACCGCCCTCTTTACCGCCTTTTCATTTGGCCTGATAAAGTCTTTCCCAAACCCGATATGCTGCTGGGTATTGTATATCTGGCGGTAATAGGCATCCTCCCATTCGCTCTTTAAGTGGTCATAGATACCCACCTGATTCTGGTCATACAGGCCAAGGAGTATCCTGTCAATGTCCAGGCATTTTAATTCCAGGTAGGATATCTCCCCCCGCCTTGCATAGAGGTTTATCTTTTTTTCAAGGTCCATATGCTGCTGCTCCATACGGGCAACAACATCCCCAGGGAGCTGGTCCTTCCCCTTAAGCTCCCTAAAAAGCTTTAAGGATTCCTGCACCATGGCATGAAAATCTACCTTCTTAAAATCCGCCCCCCTGATCCGCTTCTTAGCTTCCGCCAGGGTGATATTTTCTGCATCGGCAAACCCCTCATAGAGCTTTTCAATCTCTTTTCGTATCTCATCTTCTGCCTTCTGATAATAGCACTGCTGTTTTTTCCTGATATAGTCCTCTGTCCGGTTGACCTGCCCTGCCTTATCTTTCTCAAACCTTTTTTTCCAGTATTCCCGGCTGTTTTTACTCCCCATAAGCTACCGCCTATCAATCATAGAGGTTTACTTTCGGGAGGTTTTCAGCTGCCAGTGTTTCCTCCTGGATGCGGGCAAGCTCCTGGGCTGTGTCGTCAACGACAGTCCCCGGGAGCATGTCAAGCTGTGTCTGGTTCGAGACGATCCCTTCCAGGTTCCTCACATCATTGATGATGTCCGATACGTTCTCGGTAAAATTCCTCTCATATTTCTGCTCTATGGTATCAGGATCCCAGCTTTTGTTCATAGTGGTATTAAGATATTCCGTAATAATACTGAGCATCTTTGTCTGGGCCGAGCGGAAGCGGTTTTCCTTCATGATCGCCAGCTCTTCCAGCCCGATCAGCTTATACTTGATCGCGATCCCTGACAGGTTCCCGGCAAAGCTTTCATCAGAGAGGGCGGGAACCTGGGACAGGAAAAAGATGTCCTTATAAAGGCGGTTCTTATAGTTCTCGCTGGCGGCATCATTGACCTGCTTGACCAGCCACTGTGCCTGCCCTTTCTCATCTAAAAATAATATCCTGTCCTTCCTAAGACTTTTAATTGCCGCCGTCTCTTCCTCTTCCTCCCCGATTAGTGCATTTTCCACCATCTCACTTGCACCAGCCACACACAGATAGGCATCTGTAAAATAATCCATGTCGTTGGCAGTGTCGGACTGCGCGTTGTCATAGGCATCATTCAGGCTGATATGGGGCTCAAAGTCCCCAAGCCTTTCTTCATTGTTCCACACCACGATCACCGGTATGTCCCCCATAAAATGGGGCTCCGGGCTGCCATCTAATGTATAGTACATTTCCCCTTCCCCGCGCCGGTAGTGGTAGATATAACTCTCGTCATAAACATCCGCATACTCTGCTTCCAGCTTCCCGTCAATATCATGCACAGCCCAGATGCGGACAGCAGCCTCCAAAAATTCATCCAGTGACACGGAATAAACAGGGATGATGCTCTCCGCCTCCATCTTTTTAATCCGCAGCCTGGAGGCCTCGTTGATAAATAAGAGAAGGAACCCGATCCCCTTCTTGCTGGCTTCCTTGCTCACCTCAAAATTCAGGGCATTGATATAATTGTCCTTAAATATCCCATCCAGGGCGTCCAGATAAGCCTTATCCTCTGTCTGGTACTTGATTGGCCTGCCTGCAAAATAGCTGGTTGCCATGTTGGTGATATACCGGCAAAAGCCATGGGCCAGCTTATTGTTGGGCTTGTCATCCGTCATAACCCGGTCAAATATTTCTGTCCTGACCTCATAGTAGGCCTGGTCCTTTTTAAATCTTGGGACATACTCGCCCTGGAACCTGGCGATCAGCTTCGTCAGAAATTCCGGCTCTAATACCTGTTCTTTTTTAAATTGATACATCTCTTATCCCCTACAGCCCAAGACGCCTTTTCTTCCCTGTCCTGGCTTTCTTCTTTCCCTTAACATCCCCGTTGATCAGCTCCACAAACCCGGTGAGCGTGTCCTCCGCATCATCATGGTCATTCTTCCCCTTGCGCTGGTATCGGGAAACATGCTTCGCAAAAGCCGGCCAGCGCTCCTTCCAGTCGGCAGGCATAATGATCTGATCCATCACGTTGGAGGCGTTGGTCAGGATCCTTGTCCGCTTGTTTTTGCCCTGATGGAACCATGTCACGCTGCATTTATAGCATTTTAATTCTTTTAAGTGCCTTACGACATTGCGGGCAAACCCACGCCCGCCGTTGTTGGACTCGATCAGCGCCTCCCTGACGCCATTGACCTGCAGACGCCTTGCGGTCTCAGGCTCCGTTACCTCCATGGGCTCATCCGTATAGTACACATCCGTCACATAGCCGTACCTGCCGATCTGCCCGCCGCTGATGCTACATAGCAGGTCGGCCCCTTCATCTGCCGTATCCGTATAGCTGAGCATCTTCTCAAACTTGTCAGGGTCTATGGCGTCATAAGTCTTAAACTCCCCATACAGGGAGCCTTTCTTATCCACCGGTACCTGCATGTAATTGGCTCCCCAGATTTCTTCATCCAGTGTCTGCCTTTTCTGCTGCAGATCCTCTGTGGGGTAAAGATCCTCACAGGTGCTCACCCCTTCCGGCCCGTCCACAGTGAGGGCTGGGATCTTAAGCTCATAGCACTGGTCCGGAAACTTATCCATCACCCGCCCGGCAAGGTCATCCGTCGCCCACCTGGTCAGCACAATAATGCACAGCGCCCCAGGCAGCATTCTGGATGAGAGTGTATTTTTAAAGAAGTTCCAGTGTTTTTCCTTTACACTGTCATTGACCGCCTCCTCCGCCGACTTGATAGGGTCGTCTATGATAATGATATTCCCCCTCATACCGGTGATTGTCCCGTCAAAGGACGTGGCAAGGTAACTGGTATAGCTCCCTTCCAGGCTCCACTTCATGACAGAGCTGTCGCCATACTTCACTTTCAGGGAAGGGAAAAAGCTCCTTGTGGTGTAGCTTTCTTCCCCCTCATCTGCTTCCTCCAGGATCATATCTTTGGCTGTCCTGGAAAACTCCGGCGCAATGATGCCGTTATAAGAGACCGTGATTACCTTATTCCTGACATCCTGCCCGTACGCCCAGTTGACGAAATTCGCCAGCGTATAGGACTTTCCAAACCCCGGCGGCAGGTTAATTACCAGGTACTTTACAGGCTTCCCTGTCTTTTCATTTACCAGCTTCTTCTCATAAGCCGCCTGCAGGGTATTACATAATACATCCTGGTATTCCCTCTCTGGTTTATAAAAATCAGGCTTGCGCAGGTTGCAGAATGCCCGCAGGTTCTCCCTGCCCCTGGCAAGGTTCCGGTCCCTTACGGAATCTTTTTTATTCAGTTGTTCCCGGAACTGCTCCGCCAGACTGCTCATGTCTTACCTCTTTTAACCGGATTTTAAGTATTAAAAAAAGGGCTTTGAACCCTTCTCCAAACCTAATGGTACCTTTCCCTGCTGAGCTCCAGCACTGCAAGCTCATGCTCCCTTTTCATGGTCTCCGCAGTCACCCCCATGGGGATCCCCTGCCCTGCCCGGTAGGTGCGCTGCTTCTGGGTCTTATAGATCCGCCTGTTCCTTGCATTTTCTTTTTTCCGGCGCTTCTTTTCTTCCTGGTAGCCGGGCTGGGACTTTAAACAGGCGGATATGCTCTGCCTGGACACATCCAGCAGCAGGGCAATGTCGGATATCTTAAGGCCGTCCCTGTAATATTCCCATGCTTTTTCCTTCCATCTGCTTTCCATTTCTGTCCACCTCTTTATGGGCATAGCGGCAGCACTGCGCATCCTTCTTCTGCCCCTGTGTTTTAACCCGCTTAAAAACCGCTTTAAACGGCTTAAACAGCCGCTAGGATGCTTGAGCCCGTCCAATTCCCCATAACAGCCCCTAAGGCCCTGTATGGGCTTTAAATCCATGTGCCGCTTCACTGCATCCTTGCCATCTCTTTTTCTGTATTTTCTGCCAGCTCCAGGAGCGTTGCCGCGATCTCCGGGTGGTTCTCCCCGATCTCTGCAAAAACCTTCTGTTTTAACAGATCCATGGCCGCATGGACAGCCCCCTGCTCCTTCCTGGCTTCGATCTTCAGCTTTTCATTGCTGACCTGCGCCCGCTGGAGGCTGGCAATGCTCTTTGCCGCCTCCGCCCTCTGTTTCGCATCCATGTCATCGTCCACCAGGGCCTCCATGATGATCTGGCTTGCCAGGAGGTTGTTTGCCTCATGGAGCTCTGTAGCTGGCCGGTCCACGTTGTCCTCTGCGAGGAGTTTGGCAAATTCCTTGGCTATGCGGACGGACTCGAACTTGTTTAAAAATTTCTTCCCATACCGTCCCACACTGGAAAGATGGATTTCTTCTCCCTGGCTTTTAAGCCATTCCGACACTTCCTCGTAGGTTGCACCGTTTAAAAGACGGTTTTCAACTTCCTTCCGCATCTGCAGGGGCAGGCTGTCGATTTTCCCATGGCTCCTGTTCTTCTGCTCCATCTCATCCAACCCCCAGGATATCAGGACCGTTGCCTTCTAAATAATCAATCCCTGCCGGTGTCAGGAAAACAATATGACGCCTGATCCCCAGCCTCTGGTTCTCCACTGTTTCCTTCCTCACTAACCCCTTGCCCTCCAGATAGCCGACCTGGAGCATCAGATCCTGGTCTGTCATCACATGGCCTAATTTCTTAAGCGCAGCTTTCATCACCGGGATCCCTGCCCCGCACTCGCCCGTCTGCCTGCACAGTTCCAGAATATTTCTTCTTACCACTTCATTTTCTGCTGTATCCATCACATTACTCATCAATCGCCACCCCTATATCCTCTATATCACCCTCTGCCAGGTTTACACCCTTTGGAGTCAGCCAAATCAAAGAATCCAGCCAATTTTCAGTGTTGACCTCCACATGGATATACCGTTTCTCTTCGCCGCCAAGATAAAAAATAGCTTTCTGCAGCTCTTCCTCCGTCACGAAACCGCCGACCCGCAGGAAGTTCTTAAGGACCGCTATCCGTATATCCTTCCCGTAATTCTTATAAAGTTTTTCTATCACATCCCCACGCAGCACCTTGCGCTCGGATACCTGCATCTCATTCATCCAGCGTCCCTACCTTCTGCTCTATTTTTTCCAGCCTCCGGTCGATACCGGAAAAGCTCCTGTTAATATCGTTTAAAGACTTTGTGATGGACTCCATGCTGTCCGTCATCCTTTCCATGTTCAGCAGCAGGATGCTCTCCCGCTTCTCGCATTCACCCCTGATGACTTCCTCCCGCTTTGCGGCTTCCTGCCTGAGTATCTCCTCCCGCCTTGCGTTGCCCTCGATCAGGAGGTCTTCCCTCTCCCGGATCGCATGGTTGGCTTCATCGATCTTTTTCTGTGCATCCGCATAGGTTTCTTCCATGACCCTGCGGCTCTCGTCCTGGGCGTCCGCCACGCGCCTGTCGTCATTTTTTGCTTTTTTCAGCACGTATATTACAAATACGATGAGCAGCACCAGGCTGACCCCTGTCTCATTTACCGTCTTGACCAGTTCTGCAAATGTTACCCCGTCCATTGTTTTCCCGCCTTCTTTAGATATCTTGAAAAAAAAATTACTGCAGCAGGTCTCCCTGTCACAGTAATCTTACCACAGTCCTTTTCCAAAGTATTTTCCACTGTGGAAAACTTTCCTGGAATGTTCACTTTTCCCCCTGCCCGGCCATCCAGTCAGTGATCGACATCTGGCCCGGTATGCTCCATCTGCAGTGCCCTATCTTATCCTGCACGATCTCATAGACCTTTGACTTCGATACCCCGTACTTCTGTGTCAGAGCCAGCAGGTTGCTGCCGTCAAATTCCCGGTAGATGGCATTGTATATTTTATTCTTTAATAGCTCCTTCTTCTGTGGGATATAGATGCTCGTCCCCCCAAAAGCCTCCGCCAGTTTCAGGAGGTTGTCAAGCCCTATGACCTGTGCATACTCCCGGTGCTTCTCCTGGAGGTCATCCAGGGTCAGCCCGTCTGTCTCTGTTTTCATCCCCGGATGCCCTCCTTCCCTGTCAGGTATGCCCCCTCCTGCTGTCCAGCGCTTTTAATGCTTCTATCACCTTGCTGGCAACGCCCCTTGTGGCCCACCGGTAATCATCAATGCCGTACTGCTTTTTTACGAACCCATTCAGGCGCTTTTTATCCGGGCTCCCCTCCCTGTCTGTCCAGCCCAGGTTTTTCATAAGCAGGAAGATATAGCTTTCCTGTCTTTTACTTATCCTGTCACCGGCAGCATACCCTTTCCTGGCTTCCATCCCGTCGATCACCTTTATGGCTTCTGTGACGGACAGTTCCCTGAGATGGTCTTTCCCTGCCATCATGGACACGTAGCTGTGTAGCAGGTCATCATCCATCCCCAGCTCCCTGGCCAGCGCGTGGATTTTCCGCTGCTGCGGCTGTGTGATCTTCCTCATAAGCGCCTCCTTACGTGGCCTCCGCCAGTTCTTCCCTTTTCGTCTCGTACCAAAAAGTATCTTTCTTTTTCAGGCTTGCCCCTACCATCAGGATTGTTTTTTCATCATAGGTCTTAAGGACATCCTTGTTCACCGTCTCCTTCAGGTTGATGCAGTCCCCCATGCCCAGCTTTTTCAGCGTCCGGATGACGCCGTCTACTGCCTTCGGCAGCACAAGGCTGGTGCTCATCCTGAATCCCACAGTCCCAAATGCCAGCTCGCGGCTCTTCCCCTTAAGCTCCCCCCGGTTGAATGTGGTGAATTCCTTAAGCTGCAGCTCCAGCTTCTTGATCTCGTCTTTATAAGGCCCTGCCTGCTCCTCCGCGTTCTGGCGGACGTCATTGATGCACTTCTCCATGTCCGCCGTGATCAGCGCCAGGGATATCTCCGCATCCCTGATCTTCTTTAAAACCGCATCCGCCTCTTCCCAGCTCTTAATTGCCGGCTCTTCCATCCTTTTCCTTGCCATTTCCTTATCCTCCTTTTATTTTCCATGTCCCCTTCCCGGCTGCCGGTATCTTCCTTACAGTGTAAATACCATCTGCAGGAAAGGCAGCAGCCACGGCAGTTTTTTCTTCCGGCAGGCAGGATCTGCCAAAGGATCCTGCCTTTCAGGTCATCCTGCCTCATACTGTGCTCCTTTCTGTCCGCCCTGCATTTTTACAGGCTTGCGGCCGTCCCACACCCGGGCTGCGGGGCTGCATTAGGCAACAGGGCAAAGCCCTTGCCGTTTTATATGATATCCATATCCCGCATCACCTTTACAAGCCCTCCTTTATCTACCGCCCCGTATACTGCAGCGGCATTGATAAAAACATTCACCGCACCCCGCAGCCCATAATTGGTCTTTGCTACGGCGGCCAGGATATCTATGGCTCCTTTTTCAAGCCCGTAGGCCCCGAACACGCTGTTGATGTCCTCCTCGGTGAGCCGGTTCGCAAGGACCTGCTTGCGCATCCCGATCCTGGAAAAGAGCTGTGCAAACTCTGCCCGCCCTGACCCGTAAAGCCTCTTGTAGACCTCCTCATTCCCGATGAACGCAATGCCGACCCCGCTTTCATCTGATACACACCGCAGATGGTCCAGGGTACGGGCCGTCAGGTGCTGGGCCTCATCCACGATAACTACCCTGCCGCTGTTTTTGAGCTTGCCTATGATCTCTCGGGTGATACGCCGCGCCACCCGCTCCCTGACGCCCAGCTGTTCCGCCAGCAGCTCATTGATCCCCGTGATACTGGCGTAAGTGGGGGAGGCCGTGACCGCAAGTGCAAGGCTGTGCTGCCTGATGTACTCCCTGACCGCGTACGTCTTGCCGACCCCGGCATCGCCGTATACTACTGCAACCGTCCCCCGGAGGTGTGCATAGGAGACCGCATTGAATACCGTCCTTGATACGGATGTTTCCGCAAAATCCGGCTCCTTCGGGCTGACCTTTTTCTTCTCGTTGAGCTTTACCAGCTCCGCGACCTTGGGGATCACCGTATGGGGCGTCTTGTAAGTCCCTGCAAGGAAGCTGCTCACCAATGCGCCGGAGAGCCCCATCTCCGTCGCTACATCCACCTGTTTCTTCCCGGTGCTGCGGATATATTCCCTTAAAGCCGCTACCGCGTCTTCATATGTCATGTTGTTTTTTTCATCCTGGTTTCCCATAGCTTACTGCCTCCTATCCTTCTTTTGCCTGCCGGATCCGCTCTAAGGCTTTCGTGTAGTCGATCGTCTCGGAAGTCTCTCCTGCCGCCATAGCAAGCCCTCTTTCTGTCTCTTCATCTGCCGTTATGATCCGGACTACCTTCGGGTTCGGACGTTCACTATCGTCAGTAAGGTTCTGCCCTGCCTGCCATACCATAAGCTCCAGCTCACTCATGGCTTTCTTCACATTCTGCTCTTTCCAGGTTTTGACCGCTCTCATATACTTCCTGTTCTCCTGGACTGCTTCCTGGACTTTCTCCTTATCCTCAAAATATCCCAGCGCCCCGGTCTGCTGTGCTGTGCAGAGGAAGCGGTCTTGGTCGTCATACACCCTGACCTCTGCAAGGTCGTCCGGGTCATACCGGAAATAAACCTTTCGGCCGATATGGTAAAAGTTCAGCTCATGGCTATTAAAATATAATTTCTGCCCGAACATTTCCAGCCGGACGCCGTCCCTCCCCACTTTCTGCATCCTTGTGTTCCGGAGCATCATCAGGTTGAGCTGCTCCTTGGTCGCGGTCCGCTGCTCAATAAGGCAGGCGGCATAAACCTTATCTGGAGATTTTCCACCCATGCCGACACCGCTGTGGGGATGCTTGTTAAATATCCCTGTTATGTACTTGTCCACATATTCGATAAATTCCGGCAGCAGGGTAAAGTTATCAGCATCCTTCCCTGTCTTTTTGAGCCGCTCAGGGCGTTCCATGATAGTTCCGCCGGTATACCCTTCAAACATCTTGGAAAACTCATTTTTAACATCCAGGAAAGCCCTCTCTACAATCTTTGCCCTGGCATTCTTGACCATGGCTGTCCTAAACTCTATCCCTAAGTGGTCTAAGATCGTTGGTACCTCATGCTCCCCATCCGCAACTTTTTTTGTTTTTCTAAAACCCCGGCCTCCAATGTCAAAGGTAAGAAACTCCCGGCCATTATCAGAAAGGATTCTTTTGGGAATGCCATAAGCTTCTATCCCGCGCCGCAATGCTACCAGTGTTGCCGATGAACTAGGAGAGAGCGTTACATACCATCCCACAAACTTCCGGCTCCGCACATCCTGGAAGGCTGTCAGGTATACCCTGATCGGCTTTTCGTGCTGGCCGTCATTGACAAATACATCAAAAGTATGGTTATCGCACACCCAGATGTCATTGCTGTTTAGATCCTCATAGGTCCTGCGGATATAGGGCAGCATGGTATCCGTGCATCTTTTCATCCCTTCCCTGCACAGCACCACTGCCGCAGGTGGAATGCCCCGCAGGATTTCTCTGGTAAAGGTCTGGTCTGATGCCAAGGGTAAGAGCTCCGTCTTCCCCTCATGTTTCAGGTAGGATTCCGTCAGGGACTTGCATGTCCGGATGCTCTTCCGGCTCTCATCCAGGTAAAACCCTGTAAAAATGGAGAATACCTCTTCCGGGATGGCCTTTTTATGGTGCTTATGTTTCCCCCTGCCGTCCACCAGCGCGGCCTCCCCGTACTCCCTGTAGTCTTTCCTGCGGCGCTGCAGCGTCCGGATGGAAAAATCCATTTCCGGGTATTTCTGGCTGATGTAGGCTAAAAATTCCGCATCCCTCTCAGCCTTGGGGCCGCCCTGGCTGCGGTAGGACTCCCATTCCTCCAGGATCCCCTTCCACTTGGCGGCCTCCTGCCGCTCCTGGAGGGACATTTTCTCCACGCCCACCACCGGGAGCTTTTTCTCCGGCTTTGGATCCGGCTGGCCATTCTCCCTGCGCTGCCGTCTCTGGAGCTTCTTGAAGAGCTTCGGTTCAAGGGATGCCAAAGGGATACGGTAGGATATTCCGCCATTACCACCGCGTTTTAAAATAGTACTCTCTACTGCATAAAGCCTATTTTGTGTAATCAACTGCCGCACATAACGTTCTGAACATCCGCGCAGTTCTGCATACTCTTGTACTGATAAATATTCCATTTTTTT